TAGAACAAGTAAAAGAACAAGCCCAAGTTGTTAGACAAAAGGCCGAAAAACAAGAAATAGTTGAAGAAAATGGGTTTTTAGTAAAGAAAAAACTATTTACTACCAAAACCACCAGGGTTTGTCCGGTATTACAATGTGGGCGTTATTCTTTTAGCGTAAAAGATGATGTTTATATGAATAAGTTTGGATGTTGCCATGAGTGTTTTATAAAGTATATTGAAGGTCGCGAAGACCTTTGGGAAGAAAGAAAGAAGGTGATTACAAATGGTAGTTGAAAAACTCGAAGAAGTAGCGAAAGCACTTGAAGCGTGTAAAGCAGATGCAGTAAAAGTTGATAAAGGCAATCGCTCGGCAGCAACTCGTCTTCGTAAAGATGTAGCTGCACTTGCAAAGATGCTAAAAGAGCTTCGCAATGCTGCTCTGGAAAAAGTTCGCGAAGTAAAAGCAAAAGAAGACTGAACCATACAAGGAGATGATAATAAATGGCTGAACTAATGGATGTAATAAGCGGTATTTCACAAGTAATGGCACAAACATATGATGGTGCTACCGACAAAGACGGTAAGGCAATCAAAGCAGGTCTGCGCCGTGAAGAAGTCCCAGCATTTACCAGTTGTGAATGTCGTCTCCTTGATGGTTTTCGTGCTCGCGTAACACATCACGCAGCAAAAGATGGTTCTTTTCCTTGTTTGATAATATCTTATCATTCAGAACTCAAACTTGAAGAAGCACACAGTCCAAAGCTTGGTGAACAAGTTGAAGAGCATATAGCAGAAGCGCTAAAATATCTAAAAAAAGAATTCAAAAAAGTATCAGGCAAAGAACTAAATGTTGAAAAATATGGTGAAGTAAAAATGCTTGTTGAAGAAACATCAAGAATCCGTGTTTTTGTAACAGCACAATGTCATTACAAAATAAAAGATGTTGACATGCCAAAGCTTGAAGATCAAAAAGATGTTGAACGTAGCGAACAATTTCAAAAATGGTTAGCATTAGGTGGACTAAAGAAATGAAAATAACCAAAGCAAGACTGCTGCAAATCATTCGTGAAGAAGTTGAGCTTCATGAAAAATATGTTGAAGAAAATGTTCTTGAACTTGACGAAGAGGCTATTGAAGAACTTTCAAAAGAACAAGGCAAAAAAGCCATAGAAGCAGAAGTTGCTCTTGATAAAAAATATGAAGATAAACTTCTTGATCCCAAAACAAAAGAACCAGTCAATGGTACGAAACCAAAAAAATGATATATGAGTTATGTTCTCACAAAAGATCAAGTAAGGGAAGAAGTAAAGAAATGTGGGCGTGATCCCACATACTTTATTACAAACTATTGTAAGATCGCTCACCCAGAAAAAGGCTTGATACCATTTAGTTTATATGGTTATCAGCAAGATACAATAAAAGCATTTGAAGACTATCGCTTTAATATAGTTCTAAAAGCCCGTCAGTTAGGTTTATCAACCGCTGTTGCGGGATATATTGCTTGGATGCTTCTTTTCCGCAGACAAAAAACTGTTCTTGTTGTTGCCACAAAGCTTGATGTTGCTGCCAATCTTGTAAAAAAAGTAAAAAAGATGATAAAAAGCCTACCAACTTGGATGAATATCGCTGACATATCAATAGACAACCGAAACAGTTTTGAACTAAACAATGGCTCGTGGATCAAGGCATCTTCAACAAGTGAAAGTGCTGGTCGTTCAGAAGCTCTAAGTCTTCTTGTTATAGACGAAGCAGCATTCGTTGAGGGTATGGAAGACTTATGGAAAAGTATATTCCCAACACTATCCGCAGGTGGTCGTTGTATAGCTATTAGCACTCCAAATGGTGTTGGTAACTGGTTCCATGAAACTTATATAAATGCAGAAAATAACTCTAATGACTTTCACGCTGTAAAGCTAAATTGGGATGCCCATCCAGAACGAGATCGTGACTGGTTTGAGGCCGCTACTCGTAATATGAATAGACGAGATATAGCGCAAGAATATGAATGCTCTTTCAACGCATCCGGCGAAGGCGTTATAAACTCGCAAGATTTACAAGAAATAAGAGAATCTGTTTTAGAGCCAAAATATCGCACAGGTTTTGATAGAAACTACTGGATATGGGAAGAGGCAAGACAAAACTTTTCTTATCTTCTTGTTGCCGATGTTGCTCGCGGAGATGGAAAGGACTTTTCTGCTTTCCATGTTATAAAACTTGAAACAATGGAACAAGTAGCAGAATATCAAGGCAAAATAGCACCAGATATTTATGCCGACATGCTTTTCCAAACAGGAAAAGAATATAACAATGCTCTTCTTGTTGTAGAAAATAACAATATTGGCTACAATGTTCTTGATAAACTTATAGAAAGAAAATATCCAAATATTTATTTTTCAATAAAATCAACACACGAATTCATAGAGCAAGTTCAAGCAGAAAGCATGACAAACAGTGTTCCAGGTTTTACAACAACCCAAAAAACAAGACCCCTTATAGTGGCAAAACTTGAAGAGTTTATCCGAAATAAGATGATAAAAATATATTCTAATAGAATGGTTGAAGAACTATCTACATTTATATGGAACAATGGCCGCCCAGAAGCAATGAAAAATAGAAATGACGATCTCACAATGTCGCTCGCTATTGCTTGTTGGGTGCGAGATACAGCACTTACAACCTCACAACGAGATGTTGAATATACAAAAGCAATGTTTAATGCCATAACTATGGCAAATACTCGCGTTCAGACTAAAATACCTGGCCAGATAGGTTATAATAGCAACTATTCGTTAGACGAAAAAAGAGTAAATCAAAGAGAACTAAAAGAGTTCTACAAAATGTATGACTGGCTATATAAAGGATAAATAAATGGCTGACAATAGTAAACCAATGAATAGAAGCGACTTTCGCAACATAACTCCCTCAAAAAGAGGAAGAGTAAATCAAGATAAGAGTCCATATAACCCAGACAATGGTCTTTTCAAAAGACTTACAAAACTATTTTCTGGTCCTATTGTCAATCGTCGCCAACAAAACTATAAAAGCGAACGTCGCCGTCGTTTAGATAAATACCGTTTTCAGTCAGCACAAGGCCAACAGTTCAAAAAGTCTTCCTATAATCCATTTGATTATGTTCATTCTCAAAGCATGGCCAACCAAAACCGTGCTGAAAGATATGTAGATTTTGAACAAATGGAATACACCCCCGAGATAGCATCGGCACTTGATATTTATGCCGACGAAATGACAACAAGTAACTCACTGGAAAAGGTTCTAAACATAGACTGTCCAAATGAAGAAATAAAAAACATTCTTCACAGTCTTTATTATGACATACTGAACATAGAGTTCAATCTTTTTGGTTGGTCACGAACTATGTGTAAGTTTGGCGACTTTTTTCTTTATCTGGATATTGATGAGCGCGATGGTATAAAAAATGCTATTGGCATTCCTCCATATGAAGTTGAGCGTATAGAAGGTGAGGATGAAAAAAATCCAAACTATGTTCAGTTTCAATGGAATAGTGGCGGCATGACTTTTGAAAACTGGCAAATGGGTCATTTCCGTATTCTTGGAAACGATAAATATGCTCCATATGGAACAAGCGTGTTAGAGCCTGCTCGTAGAATATGGCGACAACTGACTCTGCTTGAAGATGCTATGATGGCTTATCGTATTGTTCGTTCAGCAGAGCGTCGTGTATTCTATGTTGATGTTGGAAACGTCGCTCCAAATGATGTTGAGCAATTCATGCAAAAAGCAATGACAGCCCTAAAGCGTAACCAAGTTGTTGATGAAAAAACAGGTCGCGTTGACCTTCGCTACAACCCACTGTCAATAGAGGAAGATTATTTTATTCCAGTTCGTGGTCAACAATCAACAAAAATAGAAAGTCTTGCTGGTGGCCAATACACTGGTGATATAGAAGATGTAAAATATCTACGAGATAAATTATTTTCTGCCATAAAGATACCACAAAGTTATCTTGCTCGCGGTGAAGGTGGTGAAGAAGATAAAACAACCTTGGCACAAAAAGATATCCGTTTTGCCAGAACAATTCAACGCCTTCAAAGATCTGTTGTAAGCGAACTTGAAAAGATAGGCGTTATTCACCTATTTGTTCTTGGCTATAGAAATGAAGATCTTATAAAGTTCAAACTACGACTAAATAACCCAAGCAAAATAGCAGAACTACAAGAACTGGAAACTTGGAAAACAAAATTTGAAGTTGCAAGTGCTGCAACAGAAGGATATTTCAGCAAGCGTTGGGTTGCTAAAAAAATATTTGGTCTTTCAGATGAAGAATTTTTGCGGAATCAACGCGAAATGTTCTTTGACTTCAAGTTTAAAGCCGCTGTTGAAAAAGCAGGTTCAGAACAAGAAGCTGCAGCCGGTGATGCTGATGCATTTGGCGGTGGAATGGATACTGGTGGTCTTGGTGGAGATACTGGTGCCGGTGGAACAGAAGGTGGTCCCGGTATAGATTTAGGAGCACTTACTTCTGAACCAGAAGCAGGTGCTGCAACACCAGCAGAAACACCAGCCGGTGGAGAAGAAGCAGGTCCATTATTGGCAGCACCAGGAAAAAGAGACGACAAACTAACAACTACTCCTGCATCAAGAGGCAAAATGTATATGCCTGTAAAATATCGCGGTGGAGATAGTAGACCAACAGGAGCAAGAACAAGAAGCTATCAGTCAAAGTTCAGTAAAGAACTTGGCGGTGGTTCAATGAGAAATGTTATGGGTTCTGGCGCACAAGAACTATTTGGTCTTGGTAATGGTATTTACGAACAATATGAAAATAGTTATAGTGAAGAGATGTTGAGTGAAGCAGATAAAAAGCAAGACAATAATATTGTTGAGCAGAAAATATTATCTAACAACGACAACTTGAAGCAACTTATAAGTTCTTTGGAGAAGAAAAATGCAACAAACAAAGAAAATAGTGAAGACTAAACACAATAAAAAGCGAAACACTGCTTTTTTATACGAAGTCATTGTTCGTGAAATAACAAATACAGTATTGCAAAAAAATGAAGAACAAAAAAAGTTTCTTGTAAAAGTTTGTAAGTCTTTTTTCTCTCGCGGTCAGGTTCTAAAAAAAGAACTTGATTTATATCGCGCCGTTCATGAATCATATGAAGTTTCTAACGATATAGCACAAAAAATACTCAATGAAGCAAAATTTCAATATGAACTTTTAGATAAAAAACAAATATTCAACGAACAAACAAAACTTGTAAATATTCTAAACAAAATATCAAATGGCTCAATATTTAATACTTTTGTATCCGATTACAAAAATCTTGCCACAATATCTCAAATATTCAACAATAGCGTTCCAGTAAAAGAAAAAGTATTATTAGAGTCACAAATAGTTAGCAAGATGACATCAACACCAGAAAGTGCTGAAAAAGATAAACTTGTCACACTTGATTCGCTAACTTATAATCTATTTGTGAAAAAGTTCAATGAACAATACAGCAACTCTCTTCTTTCGGAACAAAAAGAACTTCTAACAAAGTATGTAATGAGTTTTGCTGATGGTGGAACAGAATTCAAACTATATCTAAATGAAGAAATACAAAGAATAAAAAACTCACTAAAAACAAGCCTTGAAGAAAAACAAATAGCAGAAGATCGCTTTCTAAAAGATAAAACAGTAATGGTTTTGGAAAGAGTAGAAAATTATAAACAAAAAGACATTGACAATTCACTAATAGAAGAGGTCATGAAAATACAAAGCCTTATAAAAGAAATAGAAAGCAAGGAAGAAACAAATAATGGCTGATCTAAAAGTAAAAATAACAAGCACAGATCCGCAGCCAGATCAGGCTTTTGATGATAATATTCAAGCACAAGAGCCAGAAAAGAAAAAACAACTTTTTACAATAAAAGTAAAAGCAAGGCGAACACTTGATGGCAATATTATCGTATCAGATCATCCAGATATTGATATTGTTATAATGCCTGAAAAAATGCGAGTTATAACTTTCTCAAAAGAAAACTTTGACGATCACATTTACCAAACACAAGATCGTCTTATGAAATATCTAACTAAAAAAGGCACATTAGTTTTTGATAGTATTGCTGCTGGAAATGTATATGGTTCTTTAGAAGCCAAAATAATAAAACCAGCACAAGAAATGCCAATAGATGATCTAATGTTGATGCTTGTTTCAAAGTGGATAGACAGTGAAAAACCATCTGTTGTTTATCAGCAAGCAGTCGCTGATGCATATACAGACAGCGTTACTGATCCAAACGATAAAGAAAGCACTGAGCTTGGTAAAGTTGCTGCAGCGCAAGAAAAAGGTTCAGTGCCAATACATCAAGTTCGTCGTTACGCTTATGGTTTATGATAGTTGATATCATATTATTTATTTTATCATGTGCCGGGGCCACACAAATATTGTGTTATGGAAGTATATTGGATAAAATAAGACCAAAAAACGGAATACTGGGAGAGTTATTCCGTTGTAGTATGTGTGTTGGTTTTCATGTTGGATATATTCTGTTTGTGTTATTCTGGATTGCTGGTGTGTCTATATTTTCTAACTTTTACATTGGAGCACTTGTATTTGCGTTTATTTCTTCATATACCAGCTATGTGTGCGACAAAGTGTTGAGTGATGAAGGAATAATGATAAAAATAGCGAATAAATAAAAGTTACGAGATATTTATAAGTTGTGAGGTTTATATGAACTTAGTAGATCAAAATATTCGTAAATGGTTTCTTCCGCAGACCAATAGCCGTAGATGCTGTAAAGGAAGTTGTATCGTGCGGGTTGCGCCCGCATTCTGCTTTAGTATATAAGGATTTATCGCATGAAAGTAACAAAACAAGAACTACAAAAAATTATAAAAGAAGAACTTGATGCTATGACAGAAACGGGAGAACTTGAAGAAGGTTTTCTTGACAAACTGCTTGGCAAACAGCCAAGGTTTGGAGATTTTGTTACCGATGACGATGTAAAAAAGAAACTTGATGTAGTTCAAAAGAATCTCGGAGATCTACGAGGACTTGCTTCTAATCAAGGAAACAAAGAACTTGGCTTACAAGTAACAAAAATATCAAACGATGTAGCAGGTCTGTATAGCAAAACGACACCAAAAGGAGCCGGTTCGCCAGAAAGTTCTGCTGAATTCGGTAAAACACTTGTAAACCCACCAGTTGGTGGAATGCGCCGTAGAGGCGCAGCAGCAGAATAAAAGGGAACTATAAATGAAACTTGCACGAGAAAAATTAAAACAAATAATTCAAGAAGAATTACAAAGTTTAAAAAATGAAGGCGAAATAGACGAAGCGTGGTTTGGAAAAACAGCTGCAGGAATAATGAACAGATTTAAAAAGAAACCAGCCGCCGCTGCTGCTGCAGCTCCTATTAAGTTTACACCTCCTGTTGAAGACGCAACTGGAGAACCAGCACAAAAGCCAGCCGATGCTCCCGCTCCTACAGCCGCAGCACAACCTCCAGCAACACAAGCAGGACCATCACCAGCTGCTGAAAAAGCAAAAGTTGGTTTCGTAGGTCAAGCTAAACAATACATGAATTCTCTTTTAAAAGGATTAGTTCAACAAGAAATAGAACAAGTATTAGGCAGTGGTGTATCTGCTGATCAGGCTCGTGTTAATAGAAAATTACCTGTTAAAGAAGAAGTCACTGCTACAACTCCAAAATCTCAAGCATTTTTAATGACTAATGCACTAAACAAACAAGTAGAAGCTTTATTAAATTCTTTAACTACAGAAGAATTTGCAAAAATATTTGCCGATGTAGCAAAACAAACTTTAAAAGATCCAAAACAACTACAAAAAGCTCTCAAGAGTTTTAGATTGGCAGAACAAGTAGCAGCACCTGATCCAACTGTTATGAATGCAGGATTGCAAGTTTCTAAGAGCTTTACTTCAATGCTAGCAGCTGCTATGAAATTAAAAGGAGTCAATGCTACTCAGCTAGTTAAAAAGGCTTTTGATTCTTTACCAAAAGAAAGACTTGCTGGTTTGCAGCCACAACAAATGAACATGGCAATGGGCAAAGCAATTCAAGCTTTTAATACTGTTTTGACTGCTAGTGCAAAAATGGCAAACGATCCAAATGCAGGAACAATGCCAGCAAAACCAGCACCAGCAAAACCAGCACCAGCAAAACCTGCCACTCTAGTACCAGCTGCAGCACCAACTACTGTTCAAGAAAACAAACAAATAAATCACTGGCAAAAATTAGCCGGTCTTATAAAAGGTTGATATAAATGAACAAGTTTCTACTTCGTGAATATTTTGAACTCTGTGAAGGCGGTGTATGTCAGGATTTGCTGACAGAAGCAGAAAAAACTTTTGTTAAAAGTGGCGGTATGATGCTTTCGGGTGTTATTCAAAGAGCAGATGCCAAGAATGGTAATGGTCGTGTTTATCCAGAAAATGTTCTTCGCAGAGAAGTAGAAAATTATAAAAAACTTATTGCAGAAAATCGTGCTCTTGGCGAGTTAGATCACCCAGACGAAAGTGTTATAAATCTAAAAAATGCTTCACACATTGTTACAGATATTTGGTGGAATGGCAAAGATGTAATGGGTAAAGTAAAAGTTTTATCAACACCATCAGGTCAAATATTGAAGTCTCTTGTTGAGAGTGGTGTAAAACTCGGCATATCAAGTCGTGGTCTTGGTAGCGTAAAAGAGCGTGGTGGTCTAACAATAGTTGAAGATGACTTTCAACTTATTTGCTTTGACTTTGTAAGCGAACCATCAACAGGCGGCGCTTTCATGAGTCTTTCAGAAAGCAAAAAAGCACCTAACATTTTCACAAAATCAGATAGAATAAACCGCTTGCTAAATGATATTATAGGTGGAAAATGAAAAAAAGCGAACTAAAAGAAATAATAAAACCAATAGTTCAAGAATGCGTTAGAGAAAGTGTTGAAGAAATACTTCTTGAAAGTGGTTTGCTTTCAAGTGTTATAAAAGAAGTTATGAAAGGTGCCTTACCCGTTCTAACAGAAGCATCAAAAGTGCAAACAACAAATGCTCAACAAACAACAAAAGTAAAGCCACCGGTCAATAATGATTTGATGGAACAAATAAAACGAGAACGACAAGAAATGGCTGCTGATTTTCGTAAACAAAACGAACAAGTAAGCAAAAGTTTATCAATGAAAGTTGGTGGAGTTGATGTGTTCCGTGGAACAACTCCTGTACCGGCAAGCATACAAGAAACAGTAGCAAATCCGCTTGGGGGAATATCACCAAACGATCCCGGCGTTGACATAAGCAGACTATTTGGTGGGAAAAAGTTCAACATAGGTTGATATTACGAGGAAAAAATGAAAGTAAGTTTAGATGAAGTTGATGGCAGTGTAGAAAAAATGATAAAAAAGTTTCTCAAAAAAACAAAGAAAATGAGAATAGTAGAACAAGTATATGATCGTAGATACTTTGTAAAACCTTCTATGGCGGCTCATACAAAGCGCAGACAAAAAGCAAGGGCCATGGAGAAAGAAAAGGCAGAAAATAAACAAGAGTAAAAACTACCTATATATGAAATATATGAGTAGGTAAAATGGCGAAAATAATAATAAAAGACAGCGAAATATCAAGTTCTGCTGGGATAAACATTCCTGGCAACTTGTCTATTGCTGGAGATACAGTAATTGGAGATTTATTTACTGATTCTCTTACTGTAAATGCATCAACAACTTTCAATGAAGATATAGATGCAAAAGATGTTATTATAAGCTCTTCTTTCAAAGGAAACGGTTCTCAACTGCACAGTCTAACTGCTTCAAATATATCAAATTTTACAAATGATGTAAGAAGCAGGTTTTCAGCCGGAACAAACATATTAATAAGCAACGGCACTATATCATCTACTGGTGGCAATGTTGCTGGTGCAATATCCAGTACCGACAATGCTATAGTGCGATTTGATGGAACAACCGGAAAGATTATACAAGATGGTAGTGGAATAACACTAAATGATACCGGTGGCTTCTCTCGTGCCGGCTCAATGTCTATTACTACCACTGGTGCCGCTTCTGATATCAGCATAACTGCTGGTGACGATTTAGTTATAAGTGCTAATGATGTAGCTTATGTTGCTGGAACAAACACAACAATAGAGGGATATACAACATCAAAACTTATTACATCTAATCAAAAAGTTGAAACAACCACCGGTTCTATAGAGATCGTCTCTGCAGATACCGGTGCAGATATCAATGTCAAGGCTGCAGACAATATAACAAATACTGTGGGTTATAAGTCACAATATAAAATTCGCGATATTATTGCTGGTGATTTGTCTACTATAGATTATACAAATATTATAAATACTGTTCGCACTCTTAGTCCAAATGGAAATACAGCAAACCCAGCATATAGTTTTCAAAATGCTGCTGGTTCGGGTATGTCTTGGAATAGCACAGATGGTGTTTTGGCATTTTCTCACAATGCATCAAATAAGTTCAATATAGGCGGAACAGCAGGAACATCACTAATAAATGGTGGTCCTTGGATAAGATGGGATGTCGGCGGATTGAATACTCCAACATATAGTTTTCACGGAGATAATGACACTGGTATATACAGTCCAGTATTGAATAGTGTTTCTGTTGTTCATGGCGGAAGAGAACGCCGCAGTGTAAGTGGAGATGTTACCACTACGGATGCATCCGCTACAGTAATATATACTCATACTACTACAGCTAATACTGCGTACAGCATAATGTGTCAATGTGTTTGCAGGCAAAGCACTGGTGCAGTAAACAGTTATATAGGTAATGTTCGTGCAAAAAATGTATCCGGAATCGCTACTGCAGTAATGAGTTTGACATCTGCCAATGAAGAAAACATCACTCCAACAATAGGCGTGACAACCAGTGGTGCAAATATACTTTTTACAGTTACCGGTGCTGCTTCTACAACTTTCAAGTGGTTTGCTTGGCTTGAAATAATCTCTGTTTCTTGATATAAAACACTAATAGACAAATATATCAACAACTACCGTTTTGACGGTATGTATCGCTACTGATTTTATAATATTTGAAAACTATTTATAGTTACATTGTTATCTACAGAGATAACATTGTTTTCTTTATTAGGAGATCCTCATTATATGTCAAAACAAAAAGGTTTTGCAGTTATTTCAGGTTCTAGCACAGTTGTTGCTAAAATCATGGAAAACGGCACAGTAGTATTCGGTCAAGATAAAGCAGTTGATATGAAGGTCAGCGGCTCACTCGTACTTGATTTATCATCAAGTGCAAGTGGTGCAGGTCGTGTTGTTCTAATTGATGCAGCAGGTAGTGCATCGTTAGGCAAAGTTGCTGCAGCAAATGTTACAACCAGCGATGGTAGTAATGTTCAAGCAGTTCTAAACTCACTTGCTTCAGATTTTGATTCTGTTGACACTCGCGTATCGGCAGAAGAAAGCGTTCGTGCTGCAGCAGACAGCAGTCTAAACAGCGCACTAAGTTCTGAAGTTTCAGCCCGTATAAGTGCAGTATCAAGTTTAGAAACTGCAGTTGACAACAGAATAGATGTCCTCGTCGGCGGCGATGGCGTACTTTCCGGTACACTAAGCACCATCAAAGACATTCAAGAATTCCTTGATGGCGACGGCGAAGCAGCATCACAACTTGTTTCTGGTATTGGCGACCTGACTTCAAAAGTCAACGAACTAACAGCCAGTGTTGCAAGTATTGATGTTCGTGCTGCAGCAGAAGAAAGCGTTCGCGCTTCAGCAGACAGCAGTCTAACTGTTCGTCTTTCAAGTGAAGAAAGTGCTCGCACAGCAGGTGACGCAAGTCTAGCTACTGCACTATCAACTGCAGTTTCAACTGAAGCATCAAGTCGTGTTTCTGGTGATAGCAGTCTCGCAAGTGCTCTTTCAAGTGAAGTATCACTTCGCGAAGCAGCAGTTTCAACTGAAGCTTCAAATCGCGTTGCTGGCGATGACAGTGTTGCCGCTCTTGTTAGTGCAGAAGAAGAACGTGCTGAATCCGCAGAAGCAAGTCTCGCAGCACAAATCAGTAGTGAAGCATCCCGTGCAGTTTCTGCCGAAGGATCATTAGCCACTGCATTTGCAAGTGCTGACACTAGTCTTGATTCAAAACTATCAACAAGCATTTCCGCTGAAGCATCCCGCGCTGCTTCCGCAGAAGCTTCACTTGATGCAAAAGTCAGTACCGAAACCTCAAGTCGTGTTTCTGGCGATGCAAGTGTAGCTGCAGCATTCTCAACCGCTGTTTCAACAGAAGCATCAAGTCGTGTTGCTGCAGATGATAGTCTTGCAAGTCAAATCAGTGCAGAAAAATCAAGAATAGACGCTATCCTTAGTGGTTCAACAGCAGATCTTGATCAATTTGCTGAAGTTGTTGCATATGTAGCAAGTCTTGATACAACACAAGCTGGTCAAATCATCAGTAGTGTTGCTTCACTAAGTGTTGATATTTCCAGCGAAGCATCAAGTCGTGTAAGTGGCGATGCAAGTCTAACTTCCAGACTATCAACCGAAGAATCACGCGCTGCAGCAGCCGAAGGTTCACTTGACACCAAGATTGGTTCAGTTCAAACTGCACTATCAACAAGTGTTTCTTCTGAAGCTTCAAGCCGTGTAAGCGGTGATGCAAGTCTTGCAAGTCAGATCAGCAGTGAAGAATCACGCGCAACATCTGCAGAAGCAAGTCTTGACGGTAAAGTCAGTGCTGAAACATCAGCAAGAGAAAGTGCAATAGCAAGTCTTGAAAATGCTATAACTGTAGACATTTCAACAGACTTCGCTTCAGTTGACACTCGCATGAGCACCGAAGAAAGTGCCCGTGCAGCAGCAGATACAAGTCTTGAAAGTGCTCTTTCGGGCGAAGCATCTGTTCGCGCAAGTGCAGACGCAAGTCTAAACAGCGCACTATCAACAGAAATAGTTGATCGTGCAAATGCTGTTTCAGCAGAAGCAAGTATCCGAGCAAGTGCAGATGCAAGTCTTGAAGCTCGCGTATCAGCAGAAGAAAGTGTTCGCGCAAGTGCTGACAGTAGCCTCAACAGTGCTCTATCAACTGAAACATCCGCAAGAGTTTCTGGTGATGCATCAGTTGTAGCCGCTGCAAACAGCTACACTGATTCAGCAGTTGCCGCTCTAGTTGATAGTGCTCCAGAACTACTTGATACTCTCAATGAACTTGCTGCAGCACTCGGTGATGATCCAAACTTTGCTACAACCGTAACAAGCACTATTGCAAGTAATATTGCAAGTATTGAAGCAGTTGTATCAGGCGAAGCATCAACTCGTGCAAGTACTGATAGCAGTCTTGCAAGTGCTCTTTCAACCGAAGCATCAAGTCGCGCAAGTGCTGATGCAAGTGTTGATACAAGAGTTTCTGCAGAAGAAAGTGCTCGTGCAAGTGCTGATACCAGTCTTGCCAGCGCACTATCAGTTGAAGGTTCAACTCGTGCAAGTTCAGACGCAAGTCTAGAAAGTGCATTATCAGTTGAAGGTTCAACTCGTGCAAGTGCAGACGCAAGCCTAAACAGTGCGCTATCAAGCGAAGCTTCAAGTCGTGTTGCTGGTGATGATTCACTTGATGCACGTCTTGACAGTGTTGAACTAACTTCACTTGTAATCAATGGCACAGCCAATGAAGTTACAGTAAGTGGTTCATTTGCACTCGGTGCCGCAAACACCTTTACAATCGGTCTACCAGATGATGTAACCATCGCTGGCAACCTAACTGTAAATGGTAATGCAACACTAGGTAATAGTTCAGCAGATCAAATAACAGTAAGCGGTAAATTCCAAGCACCTAAGTTTACTGCTCTTACAATTCCTGCTGCCTACACCAGTGGTGATCAATCAGCACACAACGGTCACATGTTCTATCTTGATGCCGCTGATGACGCTGTAGCAGCCTTCCCACAAGGCCAGAAATGGTACTTCTGTGAAGGTGGCGAATGGTTCGCAAGTCCATTCTTTGCAGTCTGATAAGTAGTTTCATATAAACTACAGGCCGGCACCTGAAAAGGTGCCGGTTTTTTATTTCAAACTGCTATTTATTGAGAAAAAACAACTTTTTGCTTCATATTTATTGAAGAAGCGGGCAAGAAATGACTAAAGGCATAAGCGTAGTAAGTGGCTCAACTCATATTCATAAGATATTGAATGACGGAACTGTGAGTTTCAGCGGCTCTATTCAGATAACAGGTTCTTTGCTACCGCAAGGAGATGCAATAAGAACGATTGGTTCTCCACAAAATAGATGGAATGATATATATGCTCAACAAACAACTGTTGGTGCAGTATTTGAAACTGGTCTAACAACACAAGAACTTGCAGAATATCCAACAGGAACAGTTGTTGTTTGGGAAAATGGAAAAGCAATACCTTGCTATAAAAAAGAGGATCATCGTGTTGTTGGAGCAACACTGCACGGCAAAGAGCAGCCGATAATATTAGGTGCAGAATATGTTCTTGTTACTGGAAAAGTAAATGAAGGCGACTGGATCGTTACAAGTGACAAACATGGTCATGGATGTGCAGCAAAAATACGAACAATTTTTGGAACAAAACGAGACTTATTTGGTAAAGTAATAGCACAAGCACTTGAAAATGTAGACGGAGAAAGTAATTTAATAAAATGCTTTATAAATAAACTATAGTTTTGCCCATGGTTATGGTAAGTTGTCAAAAATAAAACTATTTAGTTCAGTAAAGTGTATTTTAGGAGTATTTTTAATGAGCAGTTCAAAGCTATTAGAACAAGCAATAGTAGATGCACAAGCACTACGAGATTCAGCATATAAAAGTGCTCAAGCAGCACTATTAGAAAAGTTTGCTCCACAAGTAAAAGAAGCAGTAGAAAAACTGTTAGAGCAAGACGAAGAAGATGAAATGAGTGCTGATACTCCATCGCCAACTGATGCTCTTGCTGGTGGTCAAAGTGACATGCCAACTGTTGATTTTGGTGGTGCTCCACCAGATGAATCAAATAAAGGTTATGTTGCTGGTACTGCCAGTGATATTCCACTTGCTGCAACAGATGGAGAAAAACTTTGTCCTTGTCCAGATGATGAAGAAGAAGTTTCATTAGAAATAAATCTTGCCGATCTTGCCGATCAATTACAAATAGGCGATAAAGAAGAAGAACCAGGTTCTATGGGATTAGAGCAAACTCCACCAGCAATGGGTGGAACTGGTCTGGCAGAAAGTTTAGAGCTTGAAAGCATTGAACTTGAAGAAGATATTCTTGAAGAAGAAGAACTTGCAGAAGTAAATTTAGATGAAGCACTAAGCGAAATGGAAGATCCAAATTATGAAGCAAGAGGTGAAGAGTATTCTTTTTACAAAGGTCAGCAACAAGAGCCGCCACATAGTTTAATCAATGCTTTAGAGCTTAAGTTCCCAGAAGCTGCGTATAAGCTTATCAATCCAAATAGTTCAACAGAAGATTATGAAGCTTGGATTCGTAAAAAAGCAGAAAATTATCATTTAGATTCAGATGGAAATGTTAGATATAACAGCGAAGAAGAAACCTTTACACCAGGTTCCAGCGATAAACCTGCAGGTCCATTTGCAGCAACAGAAGAAAAGAAACTTTCTGCAAAACAACAAAAAATAGCCAGTGCTGCTCATCCAGCAGATGAAATAACTGGTGCTGACTTTGCTGCTCTGAGGGCAGATAAAAAACAAATAAAAGAATCAAAAACAACCGAACTACTAAAAGCATCGCAAGTTCTCCTAAAAGAAGTTGAGAGCAAAGATGCAAAAATAAACAAACTCTTGGAAGAGAATAAATCATTCTCTTCCACCATAGAACAAATGTCTGCTGCATTCAAGAAACTTGAAGAAGTAAATCTACTGAATGCCAGACTGTTTTATGAAAATCAGATCTTGAAAAGCGCCTCCTTGAATGAGCGACAAAAAACACAAATTGTCGAAGCTGTTTCTAGGGCTGATTCTGTTAGTGAAGCAAAAACAATATATGAAACACTAATCAATTCAGTGGGTGGTCATGCAAAAGAAGAACGTTCACCAAAATCACTGAATGAAGCGATTAGTAAAAAGAGTTCATTCCGTTTACCTCACAAACAAGCAGAACAACCAGTTGATCAAAATAAAGATCGTTGGTTGAGATTAGCCGGTATCAAATGATACCAAATATATTCACAGGAGTTATAAAATGTCAGTAATCAAAAAATTAACAGAAGGTATCGTAAAGCGTGACCTTGAAAAAGAAGGTGGCGCACTACTCAGTAAATGGTCAGACACAGGTCTATTAGAAGGTATTGGCGATGATCGCGCAAAAGCGAACATGGCTCGCCTACTAGAAAGTCAAGCACAAGAATTACTACGTGAAGCGAACACAATGTCAGGAGGTGAAGTAGAAGGTTTCGCTGCGGTTGCATTCCCAATCGTCCGCCGTGTTTTCGGTAGCTTAATTGCTAACGAACTCGTCAGCGTTCAGCCAATGAGTCTCCCAAGCGGTCTAATCTTCTTCCTTGACTTCAAGTTTGATCGTACTCGTTCAGGTGCAGTAAGTGGTTCATCACTATTCGGCGGCGGCGTTGTAGGTTCACAGCTCACTGGCGGTGTCAATCTGTCAGGTCTAAATGCTGAAAATTCACTTCGTGCATTAAACAACGGTTATTCACTACCAACCGGTAGCAATAGCACAATTAGCTGCGTTCTAAAAGATAGTGGCACATTTGGCACTGGTGATGTTTCAATTGACCAACACTGCCGTTATGACGCTGACATTGCAGTCAGTTCATCAGTTGCAGTATTCGTAGTAGACGTTGCAGTTCTTCCAAATCTTGACCGCAGTAACTTAATTGCTATTAGTGGCACATTTGCAAGCGGCTCATTAGTTCGTCGTCTAACTGCTAAGTCAGATATAAATGGTGATTTTGTAGGTGGTGATACTTATACCCATGTCAAATTAGTTGTTGTCGGTGCAGGCGCTGATACCTTAACAACTGGTAATCGTGCATTAACTTGGCCAGTTGCTGATGTTCTTGGTAACGTTGCTGATTCACTAGGTGCAATTGCAGCCCAACAAGTAACATTTGAAGGCGAAGCCAACATTCCAGAAATTGACATCAAAGTTGACAGTGTTGCTGTAACTGCCAAGACCCGCAAGCTCAAGGCAAAATGGACACCAGAACTTGGTCAAGACCTCAATGCTTACCACAATCTTGATGCAGAAGTTGAACTCACTTCAATTCTCTCAGAACAGATTGGTCTTGAAATTGATCAAGAAATGCTTGGTGAACTTGTCCGTGGTGCAACCGCTGCAACACTATACTGGTCACGTCGTCCAGGTAAATTCGTTGATCGTACAACCGGTCTTGCGATTGCCAGCGGTGTAAGTGATCCAAATGGTGCTGACTTCACCGGTAACGTCAGTATGTGGTATGAAACCCTCGTTGAAACAATCAATGATGTAAGTGCTGCAATTCACCGTAAAACACTTCGTGGTGGTGCAAACTTCGTTGTTTGTGGACCAGAAGTTGCCAACATCCTTGAATTCACCAGTGGCTTCCGTGCCAATGTTGTTCATGATGATGCCAAGGGCACTATCGGTGCTGTCAAAGCAGGTTCGCTCAGTAAGAAATGGGATGTCTTTGTTGACCCATACTTCCCACGCAACCTGATCCTTGTTGGTCGTAAAGGCAATAGTTTCCTCGAAAGTGGATTCGTATATGCTCCATATGTACCACTACAAGTTACACCAACCATCTTTGGTACTGAAGATTTCGTACCACGTAAGGGTGTTATGACCCGTTACGCCAAGAAGATGGTACGTCCAGACATGTACGGCTTAGTGGTGATCCAAGATCTCTTAGGTTGATCTTAAAATATAACCTATATAAAGCAAGCCCCTTCACAGGGGCTTCTTTATTTGTTAGAATGTTTACTTATATGCAAGCAATCTATCAAATACGAAACAAAATAAATAATAAAATTTATATTGGAAGCACAAACGATATAAATAAACGATGGAATAATCATAAAAGTAAATTAAATAATAAAATACACGAAAATTCATATTTACAAGCAGCTTGGGATAAATATGGAGAAGAAAATTTTGAATTTTCTATAATTGAACAAGTAAATGATCAAAATAGAATAGAAAAAGAAATTTTTTATTTACAAGAAACAAAAAGCTATGAAAGAGATATAGGCTATAATTTTGATAAAAATCCTACAGATAAGAGCGGTAAAAACAATCCATTTTATGGAAAGCAACATTCAAAAGAAACTAAAGATAAAATTAAACTAATAGCTAACAATAGAAGCGATGAACTTAAAAATAAAATGGGAGAGAAAAATAGAGGCGAAAATAATAGTTCTGCTAAATTGAATAAACAAATAGTAGAAGAAATAAGAAGCTTATATTCACTTGGTAATGAAACATATAAAAGTTTATCAAGAAAATATGGAGTCGGTAAATCAACAATACAAGCAATTATAGAATATAAATCTTGGAAATACATTTGAGCAAGCCCGCCATGTTTCAGGCGGGTTTTCTTTTTGAAATATTCTAAAACTATTTATATTTGCTATGCTGATAATCAGCGGAGGAATAAACAATGTTTTTTTATAGTGAAGCAACAGGTTCATCTGTAACAACAGATCCAATTGAACCAGGAGTTATACCAGACACCTATGACCCATACTTTGCAAACGTATCATTATTGCTAAAGGCAGATGGTGCAAATAATAGTACAACTATTATTGATAGTAGTCCCAACAATCTTACTGTTTCAAGATTTGGAGAAACTAAGATAAGTACAGTTAATAGTAAATACGGCAGTTCAAGTATTTTTTTTGATGGCAACGGTGATTATTTGACAGTTCCTTCAAGTAATAATTTGAACTTTGGAACAGGAAGTTTTACAATTGAAATGTGGATAAATCCAACAATAGCATCAAACACTCAACAAAAATATCTTTTTGGCAAAAGAGCAAATGGTACTGCCGTTAATTGGATGTTGAGTTATATGGATCATATTAACAATGCTACTGTTATTAATAAATATAGATTGTATTTTTTTGCTTCATTTAATGGCACAAGCTGGGGAATTTCAAGATCATTTGTAGGTAGTCAGTATATCAATTCAAATGTTTGGACACACTTAGCATATGTCAGAAATGGAAGTGATTGGAAGGTTTATATTAATGGTATCGGTTATTCGTTAGGAACATCATCCGGCAGCATTTCTTTTGATGCTTCAGCTTTTGGCATTGGAACAAATACAGGCGGCGCACCTTCTGTAGCCAATAGTGCATATCGCGGATATATTGATGATCTAAGAGTGACAAAAGGAGTTGCTCGCTACACAGAGAATTTCACACCACCAAACTCACTTCATGCAGTTGGTGCCTGATAGAAGATAACAAATTTAGAGGCCCACCTGAAATATGGCGGGTTTTCTTTTTTCAAAAAACTATTTACAACAAAGAATATGCTAGCTTTCTATAGAATAGAACCAGAAATTATTTTACAATTAAGTTCAAGTGTTACAAGTATAACATTTGATTCAACGGTTATTAATAATATTAGTAATGAAGAAGTATTTTATATATCTGCCACAGAAAATGCAACAGAAACTGTTTTTATTTCTTCTAGTAGCGATTTATTCGGCTATTCTTCTGCTAGTTTTGAATTAGTCGGTGGAGAACCTCCACAACCTATAATATTAGTATTTTCTCCAGATACTGTTGGACAAAAAACCGGTAGCTTGTTTTTAAGCTCTTCAGGTGGAGATACACTAGAAATTACATTAAATGGACTTGGAATTCCAGAACCACTGATTTTAAAATCAAGTGTTGAAAATATATATTTTCCTTCATTATATCTTGGAAGTAGCAGCCAACAGACTTTTACAGTTACAGCAGATGAAGATAATATAGAAACAGTTAATTTATCTGATGATAGCGATCAATTTTCATTTTCACCATCAAGCTTTGTATTAACTGGTGGCGTAACAATTCAAACAGTTACTGCTAGTTTTACTCCAACAAGTCTTGGTTCAAAAACAGGTAATTTAACTTTAACCTCTACAAGTGGTAGTACGCTTGTTATACAGCTTGATGGAGCCTGTGTACATTCTCCATTAGTTTTAACCTCTAGTGTTTCAGTGTTGAGTTTTTCGGGAACTTATATAAATACAACAAGCTCAAATACTTTTACTGTTTCTGCTGCTGGCTCTGGACAAATAGAAAATATAACTGTTACAGATAATACAAGTCAATTTAATTTTAGTCCATCTAATTTTTATTTAACAGGCGGTGGAAGTCCACAAATTATTAATGTTGATTTCGTTCCAACATCAACTGGTGTAAAATCTGGCTTAATATCTTTTAGTTCATCTGGTGGTGATATATTAGACGTTGCCTTGTCGGGAAGTGGAATTATTGCTCCTCTTTTCTTAACTTCAAGTGTTGAAAGTTTGGTTTTTCCGGAAACGTCATTAAGAACAATTAAAGCAAAAGCATTTAATGTTACAGCTGGAGGTTCTGGAAACACTACTGTTTTTGTTATAGAAAGCTTAGCTGATTTTCAACGCCTTCCAAGAAGTTTTGTGCTAATCGGTAGTGATTTAAATCCGGATATAGTTACGATTTATTTTTATCCCTATAGTTATGGAACAAAAACTGGTCTTATAACATTAAGCTCAAGTCAAGGTCAGTTAAAATATATTCAAGTAACTGGCACTTGTACGCCACCACCTGCAATTTTAAGATTAAATAAAACCAATATTGTGTTTCCAAATACATATATTGGTACTTCTAGTTTTCAAACCTTTACAGTTTCTGCAACTGGATATATTAATGAAACAGTTACAATAACTGATAATTCAAATTATTTTAGTTTTACACCATCAGTATTTCCTCTAAGCGGATCCAATCCTTTTGTTATCATTACTGGCTCTTTTACTCCTGATTCCAAAAGCTTATTTACTGGTTCTGTAACAGTAAGTGCTAGTCGTGGAAGTGTAAAAACTTTAAGAGTGACAGGTTCTGGTATATATCCTCCATTAATTTTAACTTCAAGTGTAAGTTCTATAGATTTTGGAACTTGCTATGTTGGAACATCTAATTTTTCACCATATGATGTTTCTGCCGGTGGGATAGGTAGTGAAATTATAACTATTTCAGATAATTCTAGTCAATTTAGTTTTAATACGCTAACATTCCCATTGACAGGAAGTGGAACTTCTTATGGAGTTACTGCTTCATTTAATCCAACAAGAACAGGTGTAAGTACAGGAATCATGACGTTGAGTGCTAGTGGAGGAAATATTAAAAATATTTCTTTGACAGGTTCTGCCGTATATGCTCCATTGATTCTGACATCAAGTTTAAGTGTGTTAAATTTCCCTAATACGCCCTTAAATAATACAAGCAGCTTATCGTTTAGTATTTCTGCTGGTGGCTTAGGAGGCACAGAAACAGTAACGTTATCTGATAATTCTACTGATTTTAGTTTCTCAACTTCAAGTTTTAATTTAAGTGCCGGTGGCTCAACACTTATAACAGGCACTTTCTCTCCAACTATTGCCGGCAATAAAACAGGTATCCTTGTTATTAGCTCTAGTGGTGGAGATGTAAAAAATATAGCTCTTTCCGGCACGGCAGATAATTTACAACAAATTATTCTATCAAGTAGTGTTTCCAGTATAAGCTTCACGGACATTCAAGTTGGTTCTTCAAGCAATCAGACATTCACTGTCTCTGCTATTACAGGTTTTGGTTCTGAAGCTGTAAATGTAAGTTCCAGTAATAGTATCTTCATTTTATCACCAACAAACTTTACTTTAACTGGCAGTGGAGATAGTAGAATAATTACAGCTTCATTCACACCTACTGATCTAGATTCTAATTTTGGTATAATTACACTAAGTGCGAGTGGTGGAGATGTAAAAACAGTTGCTGTAACTGGTAGTTCAGTTGACGCATTTCTTAACCTATATTTGAAAGGCGAAGGTACCAATGGTGGCACTAACTTTATTGATAGTTCAGTGTACAACACTACATTAACAAGAACAGTTACCGGTAGTGGGCAAGTCTTTACAAGTACAACACAAAAAATATTTGGTAGTTCAAGTATATTTTTTAATGGTTCTGGTAGTTTGATAAATGTTGGAACCGGCTCTGCAGTAAGTTCTTCAGTATTAAATCTTGGAACCGGTTCTTGGACTTTTGAGACTTGGTGTTGGCCAATTTCATCAAGCTTGATAGGTAAAACAATATATGGTGATTATGGTCAAACAACAAATTCTACAAATAGGTATCTTTTTAGATTTTTTAATGGAAAATTTGGACTATATCATCGCCCTTCAAGTCTAGAAGTTCAAACTGTTTCAAATATTGCATTCAATACTTGGAATCATTTAGCTATCACTAAGACAGGTTCTATACTTAGAGTATTTTATAATGGTAATTTAGAGACTGTAAATAATTCTTGGAATAGATCCATGGATCCTGATCCATTACATGCTCCAACAATAGGCGGTTATTGGCAAGATGCGTCAACTTATAGCCCTATAGGTTGGTATGCAGGATATCTAGACGAACTTAAAATATCAAAAGGTATTGCAAAATATACAGGTAGCTTTTCAATCCCCGGTATTCCAGAAATAGTATCATCAAGTATTTCTGTATTATTGAGAGGTAATGATTCTTTTGCAGATAGCGGTCCAAATTCACTACAAATCAACACATCTGGCGGCGTTAGTCTAACCTCAAGTGGTTCGTATGGCGGAGCTATAAGTTTTAATGGTACAGATGGTTATCTTTCAATTGGAACATCTTCAAATAATCCACTTTTCAATTTTGGAGTAGATAATTTTACTATTGAATCGTGGATTAATCCAAATTCTACAACAGGTGTAGCCGGCAGAACTATTTATTCAAACTTTGGTGGAGGTGCCATTCCAGGCACTACCGGCGTACACCTTTTGAGAATTTTGAATGGTAAATTAGAATTCAATTCATGGCCAACAGGACAAATGTTGCTATCTACTGCTACAATACAAACAGGTTCTTGGACACACGTAGCCGTTACGAGACAGGGGCAAAACTTTAGAATGTATATTAATGGTGTACATAACGATGTTTATACAAATAGTTCGTTAGTATTAAGATCTGACATAAATCATCCACCTATACTTGGCAATTATTGGGTATCTCCTACGGCACTTACATCTAGTTGGTTTGATGGAAGAATAGATAATTTTAGAATTACAAAAAATATAGCAAGATATACTGGAACTGGCAGCTTCACACCTCCAGGTGATTATTAGAAATAAAAAACTAACTATACTGTATTTGACCTAGGATGATTAACAGATGTTTTTTACAGAAGCATTCATGTTTCTGGTGGCTCTGATTGATAATTTATTTGTAGTAAATTTATAAACCTACCTGAAATATGGTGGGTTTTCTTATTTTGAATAACATATATATGATGACTATTTATAATAGTCTATAGGAGACACACATAAATGTCTGTTCCAGTTCTTACTCCAAAACAACAAACAAGTGCTATTATATTGCCAGCCACAGGAACATTTTCTAATGTTGTTTCCAATCTTCCGCTAGGCGTATACGCAGATAGCACTGATTTTATTAGTGGAGCAGTAGATCAAGTTGCTTATACCTATAAAATGATAGGTGGTGATGTTCTTGATATAGAAATAACTGAAGGTCAGATTTATGCAGCATATGAAGATGCTACGCTTACCTATTCTTATCTTGTAAATTTACATCAAGCAAAAAATTCTATTGGTTCTCTTCTTGGTTCTCCCACGGGAACATTTGACAGTGATGGTGAAATAAAGAGCGGAAGTGCTCTTTTTGATCTTGTAAATCAAAATGGTTCTCTAAGTCTCGCTTATCCAATGTATGATATAACTGCAGTAAGAGATATTGCTGATGCTTTTTCACACGAAGCGGGGATTGGTGGTAGAATAGATATTTATTCTGCTTCTTTTCAAGCCGTCGCAAATGAACAAGATTATGATCTACAAATGATAGTATCAAGTTCAGCAAGTGATTCAAGTTCTCCACTATTTGGTAAAGTAACTCCAGGTAATAGAATAACCGTAAAAAAAGTATTTTATAAGTCTGCCCGTGCTATGTGGAGATTTTATGGTTATTATGGCGGTCTAAACGCTGTAGGCAATCTTTCAACATACGGCCAATATGCTGATGATAGCACATTTGAAGTTATTCCTGCTTGGCACAATAAACTACAAGCAATGGCGTATGAAGATAATATTTATACTCGTATTTCTCATTATTCGTATGAAATAAAAAACAACAAACTTCGTCTTTTCCCGATTCCTGACTCAACAGACATAAGAACGTTTTGGTTTGAGTTTGCTGTTGGAAGTGGAAATGGTTCAAACATTGGCATAGGAAACATTTCTGGTTCTTCTTATGTTGCTGCAGCCAATAAAGATCCAAGAATAGGTGGTGTAAACAACATAAATACATTACCTTTCTCAAATATACCATTCCAAAATATAAATGCCATAGGCAAGCACTGGATTCGTCGCTATGCTCTTGCGGTAGCAAAAGGTATGCTTGCCGAAGTTCGTAGTAAGTTCCAAACAATACCAATACCAGGCGAGAGTGTAACGCTAAACGGCGCTGATCTTCGGGCACAAAGTAAAGAAGAAAAAGATGCACTCAAAGAAGAACTATTAAAAATACTTGAAGATACAGACTATGCAATACTTGCTGAAAAGCGGACTGCTATGGCTGATAATGCTAATAAAACATTGGCAGCAATACCAAACATTATATTTGTTGGTTAGTTTATAAAGTGGTAATATAAATGGCAAGAAAAAAGAAAATAGATCAAAACAAATGGGTTCAGCCAGAACAACCACCTCCTCCTATGTTTTTAGGAAAAAAAGAGCGTGATCTTACAAAACAAATAAACGATGAACTTATTGAAAGAGTTATAGGTCAAACAGTTGTTTATTTTCCAGTAAATGTAAAAAATAGCAACTTTCATCCACTTTATGGCGAAGCAATAAAAAAAACATACGATAGACCGTTAATAATAAAAGCTCTTATAAAATGGGAAGGTGAAGAAACATACACCAATTCATATGGTCTTGATAAGTCAAGTAATATAATAATAAATTTTCATCGTAGAAGATTGACCGAAGATCAAGATATATTTGTAAGAGAAGGTGATATTATATTTTATGGTTTGAGATTTTATGAAATTGTTAAACTAAAAGAGCCAAGATTACTATTTGGACAAGTAGAAAATAAATTTGAGATACAAGCAATTTGTAAGGTTGTTAGAGAGGGCTTCTTCAACGAACCTATTGCTGCTCTACAAATAAGAGAAAAATATCGTCAAACACAAGAAAACATACTTGATATAATAGAAAATACCGAGGTAACTGGTGCTTGTGAAGGCAAAATACAACTTATTTCAGGGAAAAGAACAAGTTCTCAAAGAGCACAGTTTTTAGATTATGTAAATAATCCACAAAACTATGAAGGTTGTGTAGTTTATCTAACAGAAATAGACGAAGATGAGATACTTGGAGACTTTGATCAAATAGATAAGTTTTATTTCAATGAAGATGGCGTGTGGCATCCTAGTCAGCTCTTTGCATTATAAGGAAATATTTTATGTCAAGTGTAAGTTTTGAGCGCTTAAAACATATTTCTGGTAAAAGAACAAGTGCTGGAAGAGAACTTTTTTTAGATATGATAAACAATCCACAAAACTACAAAGGTTATATTATTTATTTGAAAGATATAGATGAAGATGAAATATATGAACCTTTGAGTGAGCCAAAAAAGTTTTACCTAAATGAAGGTGGACAATGGCATACAAAAGATACTTACGGCATTCCTTTTGCCGAATGGGAAGAATAAAATGAGCGATAAAGAATTCAGTATTGAACCATCAACAATTGAAAATATAGATTTAGCAATGTATAAGTGGCTGAATGAAGACTTAAGCTTATTTACCGATACAAATAATGGATTTAAAAAAGTGCCAGTTGTTTGGGTTGTAGGAGAAAGGGCTCATCAAATAAAAACAAACAAAGATTTTCGTGACACACAAGGAACTTTTATTCTTCCAGTTATAACGTTGGAAAGAAATAACATAACAAAAGATTTAAATAAAAAAGGAATTGTTTGGAGTGCTTTGCCAGAATATAGTGATGAAAAAGGCGGATCTTTAGAAATAGGAACAAGAATATTGCAGAATAAATCAACAAATTTTGCTAGAGCAACAAATAATAAAAAAATAGGCCAATTAAATTATCCTAATTCAAATAACAAAATAGTATATCAAACTTTAAGCATTCCTCTTCCTGTATATGTGAATATTTCTTACACTATTGAAATTAGGACCGAGTTTCAACAACAAATGAACGAATTGGTTCAGCCATTTATAACATTTACTGGCGGTGTTAATAGATTTTTTATTAAAAATAATAGTCACCAATATGAAAGCTTTGTTAAAGGTGATTTTACGGCAGAAAATAATACAAAAAATCTACAAGAAGAAACAAGACTATTTATAACTAAAATTAACATTGATACACTTGGGTATTTAATAGGGCAAGATAAAAATCAAAATAAACCAAAACTTGTTGTAAGAGAAACATATGTAGAAGTTAAAATGCCAAAAGAAAGAGTTGTCGTTGGCGATATTGATGATGACATAAAAAACAAGAATGATTTTTAGGTTGTTAGAAGCAAACAATACTATTTACATAAAGAATTGCGAGTTTATAGGAGAGTTAGATAATGACTACAAGCAAAAAATTTCGTTTTGTTTCGCCAGGTATTTTTATAAGTGAAATAGACAAGTCACAAATTCCGGCTATCCCAGCAGAAATAGGTCCAGTCGTAATTGGACGCGCTGAAAGAGGGCCAACAATGGTTCCGGTAACTGTTAATAGTTATTTAGAATTTGTTGATAAATTTGGCGAACCAACACGAGGCGTAGCTGGTGATGATACATGGAGAAGCGGCAAATCATCTTCTCCTCTTTATGCTGCTTATGCTGCCAAGGCTTGGTTAAAAAACTCAAATCCATTAACTTTCGTTCGTCTTGCCGGCCAACAAAGTCCAAATGTCTCACCAAGTGCTGGAGAAAGAGCAAAAGCAGGATGGAAATTAGACAACACCGCTACTGCAAGTTTGGCAAACAATGGCGGTGCTTATGGTTTATTTGTTGTTCCATCGGGAAGCAATTTAACTTCATTAACTGGTACACTTGCTGCTGTTTGGTATCTAAATTCAGGTGGCATAAAGCTTGTCGGCAACAGACCAAACAATGTGCTTTCTTCTAATGGTGCAGGCGAATTAATTAAAAGCATAAATTCAAATTATGAATTTAGAGCACAAATTGTAGATTCTTCTGGTGCTACAAAATTAGATACATCATTTAACTTTTCTCGTGATTCCTCAAAATATATTCGTAAAGTATTCAATACAAATCCAACATTAGTAAATTCAAATATAACAACTAGCGATTCATTATCAAATTATTGGCTAGGAGAAACTTTTGCTACTTTCTTAACAGAAAATGTTAGCCAAGTTAGTGGGAATATGGCTTTTATCGCCCCACTAAAATCAATTTCTCCAGATATTGATGCAGGTAATTTTTCTGGTAAACAAAACGAAACAGCAAAAAGTGGCTGGATAATATCACAACACTTAAGTTCTGTTACATCTAGTTTTGTTGCCGAACAAATGCCAAAATTGTTTAGATTTGCTGTGACCGAAACTGCCGGCGGTGAATGGGAACAGAAAAATATAAAAGTTAGCATAAGAGATATCAAACCATCAACAAATAATTTTAATAAATTTGGAACATTTACTGTTGAAATTAGAAGAGCCGACGATACCGATTCCAATCCTACTGTGCTAGAAGTATTTACTGGATGTAATTTAAATCCAAATTCTGCCGATTTCGTTGGAAACAAAATAGGCGATGAATATCTAGAGTGGGATGATACAACAAAAAGATATATAAAATATGGAAATTATCCAAATAATTCTTCATACATAAGAGTTGAACTATCTGAACTGCTTGAACAGTCTGGAATCCCAGAAGAATCACTGCCGTTTGGCTTTTTTGGTCCACCAGTGTTTGATGATGTTGTTCTTGTAAGTGGTTCTGATATACCTGCCTCTTCAATGATTCGCGGTACGGATTTGATGCCTTTTGCACCAACAACTGTCAGTAGTTCAATTGGTGTGACTGGGTTGCCAACCGGTTCTGAGATGCTCATTAAATTCCCAACAATGAAATTAAGAGTGAGTTCTTCTACAGCTGGTACTTTGGTCGCCAGTGACGCTTATTATGGAATAGTATCTACAACTGATTCAAGATTTGATGAAGATTATCTAGATCTAGTTAGAGCAAAACCACTTGGTGTCAATTCACATGCTCCACAAAGCGGAGTAACAAAAGCTTCTTGGATATTTACTCTTGACGATGTTATCTCTCTTCCAAATACCAATGGCTTGAGCGTATGGCAATCGGGCTCAAGAGCAGCATCACCAGGAACTTCTATATCGGCCATAGCAGCAACCGGCTCCGGAGATCTTGAAGGTTATAAAGCAACATTGGCATATGGTGCCGATAGATTTACTGTCCCACTTTTCGGGGGAACAGATGGACTAAATGTAAAAGAAAAAGATCCATTTAGAAACACTCTTCTGAATGAATCAGATTTTGAAGACGACAATGCGATGCTTTATAGTCTTAAAAAAGCAATAGATACAGTAAAAGACCCAGATGTTCTTGATATGAATCTTCTTGTAGCTCCAGGTGTTACAAATACAGTTGTTACAAAACATATGATTGATACTGCAGAATCAAGAGGCGATGCATTAGCCATAATCGATCTTCCTGGTGGTTATGTACCAGCACATGAAAATACAAGCAGCGAAAAAGATCGTAGAGGATCAGTTTCGGCAACTGTATCCGGTCTAAAGAGCAGATCTATTAATTCAAGCTATACTTGTGCTTATTATCCATGGGTTAAAGTTCAAGATGACGGCACTGGTGTTCCATTGTGGATGCCACCATCGGTTGTTGCTTTTGGTACAATGGCTTCTTCACAAGAATCAACTGAAGTTTGGTTTGCTCCTGCCGGATTCAATCGCGGTGGGCTAACGTCAGGATTGAGTGGTTTGTCAGTTATAGATGTAAGAGAAAAATTATCTTCAAAAGATAGAGACAAACTATATGAAAACAATATCAATCCAATAGCTAGTTTCCCAAATGAAGGTGTTGTAATATTTGGACAAAAAACTCTTCAAGTAACGCAATCTGCTCTTGACAGAATCAATGTTCGTCGTCTTCTTATTTACTTAAAGAAAGAAGTATCTCGTATATCTACAAGAGTTCTTTTTGATCAAAATCTTAAAGTTACCTGGGATAGATTTAAAGGCGAAGTTGATCCTTTCCTATCAAGTGTCAAATCAAGATTTGGTCTATCAGATTACAAGGTAATACTTGACGAGACTACAACAACACCAGATCTTGTTGATAGAAATATAATGTATGCTAAAATATATTTAAAACCCGCTCGTGCTATTGAGTTTATAGCTCTTGACTTTGTTATAACAAGAAGTGGCGCTTCGTTTGACGACTAATAAAATAATAACACACTATTTATAAATGGAGTTATAGGAGAAACAAATAGATGAGTAACTTTTTCTGGACAGATTCAAGACTTGAACCAAAACGTGGATATCGTTTTTTGGTCACAATTGGAGAAATGCCCTCGGCTGCTAGTTATTATGTTAAATCAATAACTAAACCAGGCATAAAAATAAGTGCTAAAGAGCACATGTATCTTGGTCACAAATTTCACTATCCAGGTTTGGTAACTTGGGATCCAAATCCAATCAACATCAAGATGGTAGATCCAGTAAATCCTGATGCTAGTCAGCATTTATCGGCAATAATACAAGCAGCAGGGTATGTTGTTCCCTCTAATCCAGGACAAGTTACAACCATGTCAAAAGCTGCTGCTACCACTGCTCTTGGGGCTGTAGTTATAAAACAAATTAGTGAATCTCACGGTCCTCAAGGTTTAATTGGTGGAGATGCTATTGAAACTTGGACTCTTCACAATGCCTTTATTGAATCTGTCAAGTTTGGCGATTTAGATTATAGCAAAGAAGAATTAACTGAAATTGAATTACAAGTTAGATATGATTGGGCAACCCTGGAAACTAAAAATGGTGTTCAGAACCCAAGAACAATTACAGATCTCGCTGCTTCAATTAGTGATGTAGATCCATTCACAAGATTCAAGTGATAAGAAAGTAAGAGGTTATTAATGTCCGAAAGAAATAACGAACAGAGGCTGGCAGACGATCAGCCAGCTTCTGTTTCTGCAGAGCAAAAGCAAGATAAAAAAGCAGATTTATTATCCTTTTTAAGTCCAACACATTTTGTTGATTTACCATCAAAAGGAAAGTTTTACACCCCAGATCACCCTTTATTCAACAAAGATACAATTGAGATAAGGTTTATGACGGCAAAAGAAGAAGATATACTTACAAGTAAAAGTCTTCTTAAAAAAGGTATTGCTGTTGATAGAATGTTAGAGAGTGTTCTTGTTGATAAGCAAATTAAATTAGATGATTTATTGATAGGCGATAAAAACGCTTTGATAGTTGGTGCTCGCATTACAGGCTATGGAAACGAATACGATACAAAAGTTCAATGTCCATCGTGCGGCGCAAACGTTAGACATACGTTTTATTTGGATGAATTAACAAATAAACATCCAAGCGAAGAAGTAAAAAAGCAACTTTGCGAAACAAGAACATTTAAAACAAAACTACCAATAACAAAATTTGAAGTAGAAATGAGATTGTTAAAGGGTAGTGATGAAAAGATTCTTTCACAACTCTCCGAACAAAAGAAAGCTTCCAAGAAGGAAGAAACACCAATGTCAGATCAGTTAAAGTTACTAGTAGTATCAGTAAATGGTGTTAATGATAAAGATATAATTGAAAAATTTATTGATATGTGTCCAGCCGGCGATGCAAAGCATATGAGAAAATTGTATACAGATAATATACCAAATATTGATATGACACAAAAATTCACATGTCGCTCCTGCGATTCCGAAATGGAAATGGAGGTGCCCTTCACGGTTGACTTTTTTTGGTCTGGGCGATAAATATATAGAAAATGTATATGAACAGTTCTTTTATTTAAAATATCATGGAAACTGGAGCTTGCAAGAAGCGTATAGTTTACCGGTAAAAATAAGATCTTGGTTTGTGATGAAACTTGCAGATCAGTTAAAAATGGAACAAGAAGCAATCAATAAGAAGTAAGGAGGGACAACCTCCTTTTTTCTTAATTTACTATTTATTATGTATATTACAGGAACCTATTAAATGGCAGATCCAAAAGACCCTAAAAGCTCAAATACCTCTATAGATCTTGAAAATATTTTATTAGAAAATAAAATAGAAAAACTAGAAAGAATCACCAAACAGATTCAACAGCAGGAGGAAGAAAGCCTTAAATTAAATGATATAGTGCAAAAAGGTGGAGACGATCTTAAAAACCACCTAGATTTCACTGCCAAAATGATAGAAATTGAAAAAGATAGAGTAGAAAATTTAAGAAAACAACTTGAGCTAGAAAAAGAATTAACTGATATGTCCGAGGAGGAGTATCAAACAAGATTAAAAGAACTTCAAACTTTTAAAGATCAAAATGAACAATATGAAAGAAGAAATAATTTAGAAAACGAATTTGCTAAATCTACTTCAAATAGTTTTTCTAATATTACAGGAATTGGAGCGCAATCAAAAAGTTTTCTTGGTAGTATGATAAAACTATCTGGTGAAAGCAGTTCTTTATCAGAGGCTTTTAAAGCATCATATACAAATATTAAAAATATTGTAACAGTAGGTAATGTATTAGCTGCTGTAGTTGATGGAATAGTGGGGCAAACAAAAAAATTATTCTTTGAAATGGACGAAGCATTTTCACAATTTGAAAAAACTGCCGGTGGCGTAGATGCTTTTAAAGGCAGAATTGAAGAATTAAGAAGTTCTAATGTAGAATACGCATTAAGTATTGGAGATGCTGCTAAAGCATATTCTGATCTTAAGGTAGGTTTCGCTGGTTTTGCCGGTGTATCTAAAACAACACAAGATCAACTTGCGCAAACAACAGCAACAATGAGCAAGCTTGGTGTTTCTAGTACGGAAACAATTAAAATTCAAAACATGCTTGTCAAGGGCTTTCAAATGACTGGCCAACAAGCAGGAGATTTACAAAGACAACTTATGGCAACTGCTAAATCAATGGGATTGCCAATGCAAAAAGTTGTTGGTGATTTTGCCAATGCTTCAAATGGTATGAGGGCGCATGGTTCAAATATGCAAAAAGTATTTTTAGATTTACAAAATCAATCTAAAAATCTTGGTATAGAATTTAGCAAACTTCAAAAAATTACTGGCCAGTTTGATACTTTTGAAGGTGCTGCTGATTCAGCAGGTAAATTAAATGCTATACTTGGAGGAGATTATTTAAATAGCTTGGACTTGCTAAATGCCGATGAAGGTGAGCGCATTAGATTAATGCAAGAAGCACTGCAAGCAAGTAACAAGTCATTTGATGCAATGAGCAAACAAGAAAGAATGGCTGCAGCACAAGCTCTTGGATTAGAAGACGCTACAGAATTGCAGCAGTTGATGAATAATGAAGTTGAACAAGGAACTGTTGAAGCGTTAAATAAAGCACAAGCAGAAAAAGAATTAGCACAATCGGTACAAGATGTTACAACAATGCAAGAAAAATTAACAGCAATAATGGCACAATTTGCCATCGTTATGATTCCTGTATTGGATGCGATTAAAAGTATTTTAACTCAAATTGCGGAATGGATGAATAAGTCAGAAGGATTTAGAAATGTTATTTTTGGATTAATAGGGGTATTTGCTGCTCTATTCATCGTACTTAAAGGCGCTTCTATAATAGGCGGAATTATAGGAGGATTTAGAAATCTTAAAGAAACCATAACTGGCACTAAAAAACCAATTGAAGATGCCGGGAGTGGATTTGCCAACGCAGTTGAAAAAGTTGGCAAAGCAGCAGCAGGTAGTGCAAAGGGATTATTAGCGTTTGGTGCTGCAATCTTAATGATTGGCGGTGGTATACTACTGGCAGCTTTAGGATTGGCACAATTAGTGATGGCGTTTTCAGGTCTTGGTGATGCTGCTTGGCCTGCCGCTGCAGCAGTAGTTGGATTTACATTGGCATTTGGTTTGATGATGATAGGCTTATTGGCTTTAGTTAGTGGACCACAAGCTGCTTTAACGGCTGCAGCTATTGGAGTTATGTTAGCTATTGGTGCTGCAGCATTGATGATTGGTGGTGGAATGGGAGTCGCCGCAGCAGGTATAGGCTTTATGGTTGGTAAAGTTTCTGAACTTGTAAAATCAATTACAGAATTATTTAACGCATTATCTAAAGCAGATCCTGCGAATATAGTAAAATCATTTGACGCTCTTTTTGACTCCATAAGCGTAGCAAGGATAGGTAAATTTGCTGCTTTCGCGAAAGCTGCTGACGGAG